AGTTTGCTTTAGTCTTTTCCTTATCGTACTTCAGACCGACAAAAAACTTACCTATGTCTGTGCGAGTTTTTTCATGCTCGCCGTAGTGTAGTAATTCTTGAAGAACTTTTGCACCAGCTTCTCCCAACTCATCAAGCCTGTCTGCAATGGTAGGTATATTGTTTTTGTCTTCTGGAACAACGATGTCAACAATGTCTTTGTCGTAACGTAAGTCGGCTGCAATTTCCTCATTGGAAAACCCCATCTTCTTCAGCTCGAATATTTGTTCGTTGGCTAATTCGCTCATGATGCTTTACTCTGATTCTGAGCCACCGGGAAGAAGTCTTGCAAGCCAATCCCAAAGTGTTTTTACATTTTGTTTACCGCCACCAGACGGAGCAGGAGCAACTTCATCTTTCTTTGGTTTTCGGCGTCGCGGCCCTCTTACCATGTCTATAGGATCGACATAAACAACACTTATGCCAGTCGCTTCTCGCGTTCTACTTTTAGACGGTGAACCTTTTGCTGATTTAACGTCACCTTTCATAACTTTGCCGTCACTACCTATTGGCATAGTGCCAATAACAGTTTCAGAACCATCTAAACTTACGCTAGTAACATCACCAGTATTAGTGTTATAGAGAATATGGCTAAAGTTTTCCATATTGCCTTGAGATTCTACCATACCTCTTAACGCTCCCTTAAACGCATCCGCACTGCCAACATCGTTAGCGTTGAAACCCGTTGGTTGCATATTAGTTGCGTGTATATCGCCAGCTGCGTTATAATAAACACCTTTATCTACCATACCAAAATGCTTATCCACACCAAGCTCTTCAGCTAAAACATCAATATCTGCTCTGTTTATATCTTCTGCAGATACTTCCCCGCCGCCCCTGTTAAAAACACCTTCAAAAACGCGAGACATTCCACCACTTATTGCTGATGTAACTGGCTGAAATATAGATTTCATCAGTTTGCTTGTAACTATCGAGCCTAATGCTGGCAAACCACCAGCAGCTACAAGTATAACATCAAGAGGCGTTATTCCAAATTCTCCAGTAGAAAATGCTGGTATTGGTGTGTTTAACGTGTTCCACAATCCCGGCCCTTTAAGGTCAGATTCCGTCATGCCAGTTATGCTTTGTACAAACTCTGACACGCTTTCTCCAATACCACCGAGTTTGCTAGAAAGCATATTATCAAGTTTATCAAACGAATCTACACCGTCAAAATCACTCTCTTTTATATTTGCTTTTAAGTTATCACGATTTTGTATAGCATTCGTTGAGGCAATCCTAAGATCAAGACCGTCTGGTATAGAAGCTATATCAGACTCGCTTAAACCTTCAAGATGATTTTGAAATGGAACTCTACCTTCTCCGCCCTCACGTATTCCGGGGCCTATGTTTATTGGCTCATTCCAACCAGTACGCTGGCTTTCTGGAACATAGTCAATTTCACTCGCTGGTGTTGTTTCTCCCAGACGTTCGCCGGGAGCTAGCCGCGATGGGAAGTAATCACGATCTCCTACATTAGATAGATAGCGTGTAGAAGAAGCATCTTCACCCATAGACTGCCAAGGAACAAGCGGCCCTTGTGTAACTACTGGAGCTTGACCACCGCCAGTTAAGAGGTTACGTGTTCTAGCATAGCCCCACTCACCACTGTCTGCCCAGCCTTTGCCTTGGCCAGCAAGTCGTTCACGCTCACCAGTTAGATCTATCGGCTCTGCTGTTGCTGACGTACCTTCTGGAACAACCTCCGTTAAAGGAGTGTTTGTAACAGTTGCTTTGAGGTTAGTCTCAGGTTCTTTTGGTAAGCCTGTGCCGCCTTCTATACCAACACTAGCAGTTGTTGGCAATGGCAGTTCTTCTGCTATAGGTTTGTCTAAAACTAGATCATCAGTAACAACAGTATCGTCAACTGGCATAGCTGTATTTGTTATACCAGAATCGTCACCCACATTAACTTGCGTTAAGCCTGAGTCTACGATAGCTTGTTCTTGTAGAAATTCTTCTAAACCTGCTTGTAACTCTTCGTCTAAAGCTTCCAGTTCTGCTTTTTTAGCCTCTTCCCACCCCGGCTGTGGGTCAGGAAGTTCTTCCTTGGCTAGAGCTTGTTGGTCAGCTATGTACCTTGTGTTTGGAGCAGTGTTTTGTGTCGTATCGAGTTGTTGGTCATAATCTCTTTGGGCAGATAAATCTAATACCCAGTCAGGCGCTTGGTTAACAGTATTCAAAACCTTTGCTACCTCTGGATCAGCTAATACTGGAGGGGCTTGAACCATTGGCTCCTCTACGGGTATTGGTGCAGGAAGTTCTGGATCAGCCATCGACGGTGGTGATGGCGTATAATCACCTTCTATAACAAATGGAACTTCTTCTACGGGATCACCAACATAGTCTAACAATGGTGCTTCATCAATGACGTTTCGGGGAACATTAGATATTCCTGCACTACCTGTGTCATCTATCGGATCAAATAAACTAAGAGGATTGTCTACCTGACCGCTGTCTGTTGGAATATCTACGCTTATAGCACCTGTATCATAAACAGACGGTAGTGTATCTACAGGCTGTGTCCGCGCTTGGTCAAAAGCTGGGGCGGCTAACGAAATGGCTGGCAGACTAGCAACTATCGGGTCTGTTACTTTGCCAACTACCGGCTCTGGCTGAAAGTTTTGTGTGGTTCGCGCTGTGACTTGTTGGCCAGTTACAGGTTGGGGAGGCTCAACGAGATCAATGTTACCTGCGGGATCAACCTGCGGTCTTACACGCTGCGTAGCTACCATACCAGCATCTGTGGCTACAGGCGCACTGCGTATGGTTTGTATCTGCTGTGGAATATCGTAGCGTTCTGCACCAAGATCAAATGAAGGTTTGCTAGCTGCTAGAGCAGGAGCTGAAAGTGCTTTCTGACGCTCTTCTAACTCATTAGCCAACTCACGCTGTTTGTTTTGTGTGATAGGAATTGCAGAAGGCAACTGACCAGAACTATCCTGGCCAAGTCCAGCTTGTTGCCACGCCAGATGATCACCAACTGCGCCTTTATGTTCTTTCCCCCAGTCGTCATCTGATGGCTTGCCTTCATACAAGTTACCTCCTGTAGGGAGAATGTCGTATTGCTCTGGCGCAAGTTCAATTCCAACGTTAGGTGCTGGTGAGCTTGTCAAACGCGACAACGTAGGCCACACTACAGGTTGCGCCTGTACAATCGCACTAGTTGGATTATTGCTGTATAATCTTTTTAAGACCTCATTACTATACTGACCCAACGGGCCAGCTTGTTTAGCTCCTCCAGCTATCGGCAAGCCTTCATAACGTATGCCTTCACGACCTCCCCCAACAGGCCCAACCTGAAACGTAGCTCCCGGAAAATCCTGACTCAAGCCGCTTGCAAATGCTTCGTAGCCTCCGTAGTCAGGAAGCCTCGTCAGCGCATCGACGTAGGCATCTATTGTAAACTCTGGTGCAGTAGCCATCAGTCAGTTTTCTTTTTGTCGTTGGCCCGCTTCCACAACTTCATCAGCGGAGTGTTGTCGCAAATTTGCAAAGTTTCTTCTGAAAAACGAATTGTGCTATAGTCGAACATAACGGCTAACATATAGCAAGATTCGTGCCATATCATGCATCTTCTAAAAGATAGCTTCTGTATCTTCTAAGCAAACTTTTTAGAGGTCATAATTTCAGAGAGGGTTATAGTTCAGCATTGAGTCGTGTTCTGGTGCGTAGCACCCATTCAATCCTTTTGCGAAGCAACATTTAAACTGGTTGAGCCTTTGCGGCGATTGAGCAACGCCAAAAAAAATTCCCTACGCTATAAAGCGTAGGGATGCAATCTGGATTCGGACTAGCCTTTCAGCCAAGCCGTCAAGTCAGCGTCTGCCGCCATGACCTTGTTGCTAACAAGCGCGGCCTTTAAGGCTTGCTCGTCTTGGATAGGGCCGTCGTCATCCGCTAGGTCAGCAAACAGCGTGGACAGTTCGGTGATGCGCTCTGGTACGGTAGCACAGGCGCGAACGATAGCTTTCTCGCGCTTGCTTTTCAAGCCTTTGACCGTGCCAAGGCCGATGCGGTCAACGAACGCCTCGAAAACGGCGAGCTTGTCATCGTCGCTGCGAATGTCGCTACGTCCGCTCTCGCCTTTGACCTGTACGGTAGCAACCGTTTTGCATAAGTTGCGAAACCGTGCTACCAGCATATCTTTGACAAGCGATGAGCCGCGCAGATTGCACAATTCAATCACACTATCAATCGCGCCGGGGCGGATCGTATAGAATGCAATGGGCGTTGTCGTTGTGCCGTCTGCGTTCTTGCGCGTGTCGGTTTGCGTCATGCCAAGGCTGGTGCTTTCTTCTTTGATGATCGACAGGATCTTCTCCTGTTCGCCGGTCGTTGTTGTATCTTTCGTTTTCATTTTGTCTAGACTCCCCGTTCGGGGAAAACACAAGTCTGCCAGAGTGTGCTATATTGTCAACGTTTTTTTAAACTTTTTTTCAACATGACAAACAAGACGACGGACAACAAACAAGACGACGGGCGGAGGCTAGAATGTTTAGAATAGTTAAACGAATTGGGCGACAACTGATAACCTATTGTGTTACTATGTTATATCCAAGTTTAAGGCTAGCATAGTGGGGAGCGGATAGAGGAGGAGGAGATAATAGGTAGATAATGGAGGAAAAGTATATAAAAATATATATATGTGTAGATATATATACACTTTGTACAAAAAGATTCAATCCTACCCTATCTTCACCCTCCTATAAAACACCGATATAACAAAGCAACACAATAAATTATCCATTATCATTAAACCACCCGCCACCCCACAACACACTACGCCACAGCAAACACTATACGCCAGGAAAAAAAGACTTGACAAAGTAGCAGGTTTGTGCTACAGTTACGCAGGTCGTTGAAGAAGGCTACGGTAGCTTTCAGCGGCCTACGATAGCACGGCCTAACGGCTTGGCTAGGAAAGAAAAAACAAGATGATAGAAATACTAGAACAAAAACGCAGGGAAGCAATGCTATGCTATGGAAGTTTCATAGTGTTGTGGATAGTGGTTGTATTAGTAATGTTGTTGGAGGCTAGCAGCAGATGACTACGCTACAAGACGTTAACTTAAAGTTGGAATTGGCCTACGTTAGAGCCAAATATGAAGCAGATCAAAAGCAAGGCGAACAAATCCGTAAGTTGCAGAAGATAGCAAAGCTATGGGATTGTAGCATAGATGAAGCAAAAGCTACGATAAAGCGTATCGCATCTGAACATGATGTCCAGATGTGGAAAAGTGTTATCGCATACTGTGACGCTATCAAACGAGAGGATTCAGAATGATAACACTACAAGAAGATTTGTTTAGGGATCTAGTCCTACGCTCGCAGGATTACATTCTGATAGGACAAGAGACTAAAGATGCGATAGACAACAGCGACTACGGCAAGGATTTCATGGTCGTAGAAAATGATCCCGATACGGTAGGTTGGGCGGGGCCAGCAATAGGCCATGTACCTAGCACAGAAAAAGGCTCCACGCCTTTGTACAGACTGTGGCGTCGTAGCACTTGGAAGCGCGTAGGCAATCTTGCTCGCGAACGTGCGGCAGATCGCGACCGTAAGTGCGCGGAGGCTGACGCTAGGAAAGAAGCAGCAAAGAAGGAGTATGATGATAGGCTAGCGAAGGTGAAAGATGATATGCTAAAGGCTGGCATCAAACCCGCGCTAGTGGAGAAGATAGTAGCAGACATGAAACCAGATGAGATAACAAAGATGCTAGGCTTATGAAACATCCTACAACAACGCTGAAAGCATTTAGCTTTCAATCACAAGCATCCGCTGCGCTAGTGGATGGACTACGCAAGCATCGAGGGATGCTACTACAGGGCGGCACAGGTACAGGTAAGACGTACATTGCCGCGCAGACTATCAAAGACATCCTACCGCACCTATCCGCGCAGGATGATCTAGGCAAGGGGCCATTTCCTGTGTTATGGATTTGCCCCGCAGCAACCAAGCTACAGACAGAGCGTGTGCTTGGTGCGTACGGTATCAAACGCAATGTTATGGTAATGTCCTACTCTACGCTAACCTCACCGTCTACAGGTGGGACTATGTTCTACGGTTGCAAGACTGTCGTAGAGTTTGGCCAAGAACATATAGTGTTTGAATGGAACACTATCATGATGCCCAAGCTCGTAGTGTTTGACGAGTGCCAAGCATTAAAGAATGACGATAGCACTCGCACAGCCATAGCGCGTAGCCTACCAGACAAAAGCGTCAAGCGTTTGTTCATATCGGCTACGCCATACCAGCGTGTGTGCGAGGCGCGGACGGTGATGGTAGGTGTGGGTATGCGGTCACGCTATAATGTCCTCCCACTATCACAGAACACCGCACCGTCTGTCATGCGTTCGCTAGCTACCTACGGTAACACCACCGCCTACTCTCCCCGCGCAATGGAGAAAGTTAAGGACGTTATGGAACCGTACACCGTAGCCTTGAAGAATGTACGCTTCAAGCACAAGGCTAGGACAGAGTGCGTTATGATAGACTTCCGCACACAAGCAGAGCGGGATGCCTACCTTAACGCATACAACGAATATCTTGAGGAACTTTATCGCTTGCGTGGTCAGACTGGTCACGGTATACTAGCGGCTCGCTTGGTTGCTATGCTAAAGTTCAGACAGAAAGCAGAGGAGATTCGCTCTCCGCTGATAGCTGCCCGCGCTCATAACGCAGTTCAAGAAGGCTCGCAAGCCATTGTGGCTAGCAACTTCAAAGGAATGCTGCGCGGTACATTCATGGCGCTAACAGAGAACTTTGGCATAGACAAAGACAGGATAGGCTACATCACGGGCGGCCAGACAGCAGAGGCCAGGCAGCGTGACGTAGATGCCTTCCAGCGTGGTGACAAAGACTTTATGCTACTCACCATCCAAGCCGGTGGCGTAGGCATCAGTCTGCATCACGAGACAGAACAAGCTAAGCCACGGCATATCATACTGCCGCCCACTTGGTCTGCCATTGATCTCATTCAATGCGTAGGCCGCAGCCATCGTATAACCTCCATGTCCAATACACTACAGGAGATCCTATGGTATAGAGGTACGATAGAGGAGCAGGTTGCTGCTGTCGTAGAGAACAAGGTCAAGTGTATTAACAAGGCTGTCTCCGCAAAGGAACAGTGGGCTAGCCTATTCGCTCCCAATGTTAGCGATGACCTTGGTGACGTAGACGAAGACACAGATGATGACATAGACTATGGCGTAGATGAAGGAATGCTAGAATGAAAACAAACAAAAAACAAGTACCAAACTGCGATAACATACAAGTAAAATGCGGACACGGCGATCACGGTATCGTACGTGAACCATGCACACTACACCTACCAGAGTTTATGCTCGAAAGGATTATGATGGACGGTAGGACTGTGGCATCAATGAACAGAACAGATACGCAACGCTTCAACAAAGCATACAGAAAGTTCTTTGCTAGGAGAGGCTTGCGCTGTGGACTACAAGACTGATATGATAACCAAGCAAGACATAATAACACTAGAGAGTGGTGTAAACAAGCTAGTAAAACACTACAGTAACATACAAAAAGACTGGGAGCTAGAGCGTGCTACGCTACTGGCTGAGGTTAAACATCTAAAGAAACGCCTACGATGGGCGGGTCAGGATAACATACAACTACGACATACAATAGAAAAACTATCATGAAACAAGCATTCAAAATGACAGAGGATAATGTAGGATTCAATGTAACGTTCCCTAACGAATGGGAAGTTAGCGTACGGTGGGGCAAAGGTCACAGTTGTGACGGCGGCAAGACTACCGTAGAGGTAGCGATATATGATCCAGAAGATAACTGGTACACAGCATCTTGGGTAGATCAAAAAGACTGTATGCTATCGGAGGTAGGGTTCGGAGACACAGACGTAATGGGCTATGTTACGCCTCAACAATTAACTGACATACTACAGGAGGTAGCGAAGCGATGAACAACTTAGCAGATAAACTAAAACAGCAGCAAGATTTGTTGCATAAGCTAGACCGTTCTCTAGCGTTGCAAGCAATCTTTGGCAAAGACATATGGGGTGATGGTAAGATTAAAACTACCATCAAAGCGCCGAGTATGTATAGAGGACAGCTAGGAAAAGCATACTGTGATGAGGTATTCAAGGTAAAAATAGCATCTGATACAAAGGTACTTTGTGATAGCAACTTAGCTACGATCAAAAAAGAAAACCCGAAACTGTACACACATCTAACACAAAACAAACCATGAGAAAAATAACTAAACTAGCAGCCCGCGCTTTCATAGAAGGGCGCAGCTTCCGCAAGGACAACACGTCCGTTACAGTTAACGAGTATCATACCAAGTTTGAAGGCAGAACAAAAGAAGAAGTTCTTGCTACACTTGAACGATACGGCACAACTATACATAGCCAACGGATGTGGCTACATGGCAACCTGATAGCAGAGAACACTAGTGCTAAAGGGCTACGCATCACCCTAGCAGGTTGGCCTACAGTTACCACACGTGAGCGTTTGAACGGTTTGCTAACAGAGATGGGCAAGCGCGAGGGTATCTGGCAGCGTAACCACGAACAATACTACGGTACACACGAGGATAACATAGAGATAGACTCTAACGAATGGATAACTGTCTAAAACTAGCAGAAGCTAGACAAGCATACACCACGGAGGATAGCTATATGTCTTCCGTGGTGGATAAAGCTACCACGCTATCGTTCCGCAAAGAACCTGTACTTATACTAGGTGAAACAGGTACGGGTAAGGAACTGATGGCTAACATACTGCACGGTGCTAACCCAGAAAGGCTAGTTACCGTAAACACAACAGCAGTAACAGACACACTCTTTGAAAGCGAACTGTTTGGCCACAAGAAAGGTAGCTTCACAGGTGCGTTCGCTGATAGAGAAGGGCTAGTTGAACACGCTATCGGAGGCACATTGTTCCTAGACGAGATCGGTGATATGCCAGTAGACTTACAAGCCAAGATACTACGCTTGATACAGTTCGGCACATACCGTATCGTAGGAGACAACGAAACACAAACAACAGACTGTCGTATTGTAGCTGCTACCTGCGCAAACCTAGAAGATATGATCGAGCAAGGTACATTCCGCAGGGATTTGTTCTACAGACTGTCTACGTTTGTGCTAAACTGTACTCCCCTACGCAAGCGAAGACACGATGCTATCAAGTTCATCACAGAACATCCTATATACGAGGACATTCCAGAAGATGACTCAGTAGCTATCATAGACCACGTTGCTAATAGCAATCTTGACGGTAACTATCGTGAGCTAGAACAGATCATGCTGCGATACGAGGTTCTAAAAGAATTACCCAACTAATTGCATTTGATAGAAAGAAATTTCCAAAAGATGTAGCGGTTGGCACGGTTCTTGCTTTACTATAAATCACTTGGCTGCCAATTTGCCACCTAAAAAATTGGATTTTTAACCCTACGTTATAACATAATGGCACAGTACATTACACAAGAGTATAAGGACGGCGACTGGAAAGGTTTCAAGTTTGCCGTGAAGCAGTTCGATAGCTCAGCCGAAGCTGTTGAGCATATCGGAGAGGACAACATTCTAGCGTTGTTGAATCAGCAAGTCGCTAGCCGCATCCGCGCCAAGGTGAAGAACTCTTTGCCTAAGCAGCTAACTGGTGGTGAGCTAGAGTCTGCTAAGCAGCGTCTCGCAGAGAAGCACACAGACGGTGTTCTTTTCTCTAACGAAGATGCTGACAACTGGCGTCCAGATCAGCGCGAACTTACGCCAACTGCTTTGTTTAAGCTGGCGAAGGAAGCGTTCAAGTCGGGCGACCACGCTAAGGGAGCGGAACTGCTTACGCAGATGCAAGCTCTTATGGCAGACGCATAAGACGTTGTGTTGTTGTGGGGGGCTAGGCTAATGTCTAGCCCCTCTTTTTAACCCACAAGACGATAACAAATTTCACATTATTTTTATGTCAGAAGATATAGATATTGTAGTAGGTAAACTAAAACGTAAAGAGCTAGAAGCTAAACCAAAGCGGAAGCGTAGCAGTTACAACGCGCAGACAGCGGAGATGATTAAGCCTATCCTAGATAAGCTGCTTAATGATCCAAAGGATGTGTTCGTACCATGCAGCGGCACAGGCTACAGTACGTCAACCATGCACGTTAAGTTAAACGATGGGCTGAAGTGGCTCATGAATAACGACCCCGAACAAGCTAACACATACCGTCTGCTACGCACACAGATTTGCATACGCAAGCTAGATGAAGGTTGTTTGATATACTTTAAGGAAGGCTTGAAAGCACTGCGTCAGCAAGACCTAACAGCTAAAGAGTTAGAGGTAGCTACGAGTGATAGCATCAAGTGGCGTCATGATATACTAACATGGCTACAATCCGCGCAACCCGATGAGATGTTCACGCGGGATAACATAGCGATCAACGATGATGACAAGCGTTGGGTATACGACACGCTAGCTGAGATGGCTCCAGAAGCGGAGGCGGTTTTCTCTGACATCAAAGTAACAATCATACGCTGATGGAATCATTGCTTGGGCCAATCTACTTGTTGGCATTTACTCTGTTTGTTATGTATCACTACAACAGAAAACGATGACGATAGAACAACTGCTAGATTGTAGCGTCGATCAGCTAGAACAGATGAGCGACGAAGAACTGAATAAACATTTTGCACCATACCTAGTAGTTTGCTCACCACCAGAAAAAGAACACGATGTAGTTAAGATAGATAAACCAAAGCGTAAGAAGCGCAAGACAAAGAACCAAGCTCTTGAAGATCAGATGAAAGAGCTAGCAGACCTACACAACATAAACCTAGATAACGTACAACTACCAAAAAACTTACAGTGACCCCACTCACTCTACACAAAACCAAAGACGATAGATACGTAGTAAAGTTAGACGCATCACTCTATAGCCAGTCAGCCTGTCCGCGCAGGTTGTTCTACCTTGGCGCACGTGGCCTCGTCTACGATACAAAGTCATACAAGATGGAGTATGGCACAGCCTTTCATAAGGCACTACAAGAATACTACACAACTGGCGACGAGAAGAAAGCTCTTGCGGTAGCTCTCGAACACTACTGCCAGCCAGACATATCCATACCAGACAGCGACTTCCGCGACGCAGGACATCTTGCAGCTACGATAACACAATACTTCAGCACATACGAAAAGTTCGATGGACTGAAGCCAGATATATGCGAGGATGGCCCACTGCTGGAGCAACGCTTTGCTATACCATACGATACAGACGGCGAGCGTATTGATGTTGTGTTGTGCGGTACGATAGATATGATAGGCACACTCAACGGTATGCCTGTTCTTGTAGATCACAAGACTACTTCGCTAACAGCCGTCGATAAGTATTTGGATAGCTACTACAACTCGCCACAGATGATGATGTATACTATGATATACAAGCATCTGTTTCCTGACGAAGACCGCGCAGTTGTAATCAATGGAATCTTCCTGTCGCGTAGCGGACGTAACAAGTTCCAGCGTTCCACACTCATAACATTTCCTGACCATGTACTTGTAGAGTTTGAGAACCATGTACGTGGCATAGCAAAGACCATGATGGAAGGACTGCGCCGTGTGATAGACAAGGGCGAGTTAGCTGAGGACGTGTTCCTACCAAACTTCACCTGCTGTCAGACCAAGTTTGGTGAGTGTAACTTCTCACCAGTCTGCACTACGCCACGCGCAGATGATCGTGAGACTATTATCAACACACTATTCACCACTCGTAACACATACGATCCACTAACATTTCAAGAATGACAGACCAAGAGATACGTGACGCAGCTCTACGTGAGTTCAAAGTCAAAGCACCGCGCAAGTTCAATGCTGGCATAGCAGAACACAACCCTAACGGAGACAAGGGTATGTGGCGTATGGATGAGCAGCAACTTGTAGACTGCGCGGAGGAAGAAGTGATAGATCTTTGGCACTACATACAGGTGCTGAAACTGAAGATAAAGGAGCGAGATGCTCTCATACTACAACTAAAACGAACAATAGCAAAACAAGTAAAATGAAAAAAACAAAACCAAAAACAGACGGCAGAGTTAAACATTATCGTGCTGTTATGATACCAGAAAAAACACACCAACGCTTAAAGCTGCTTGCAGCAGAGCGTGGAATGCGGCTAAACGCTTTAGTACCTATGTTACTTAACAAAGCACTACGATGAGCAAAGCAATAATAGGTATCGTAGGTGCTAGTGGTAGTGGCAAGTCCACATCGCTACGCAACTTACCGACAGACAAGACCCGTATCATAGACCTTGAACGCAAAGGTCTACCGTTTCCTAACGCAGATGATTTTAATATCACAAGCTGCGCTAACATTAAAGACTTCGATGCCGCGCTTGACGCCGCGCTGAAGGATGACAAGTGTGAAGTCATAGTCATTGAATCATTCACAAAGTACGTAGAAGTATTGATTGCATTCGCGCAAGCATCCTTCAAGGGCTTTGATGTATGGTCATTCTACAATCGTAACATACGCATGATGCTAGACAAAGTTAAGAACGACCGTGCAGTAGTAATCTTCACGGCGGTCGATGAGATCGTACAGATCGCACAGCCTAGCGGAGACACGTATAACGTACGTCGAGTTAAGGTGCAAGGCAAGCAGCACGAAGGTTGCATAGAGAAGGAGTTCCTTATAGTACTCTTTACAGAAGCTAAGCGCGGCAAGGATGGTAAGGTAGAATACGTCTTCCAAACTAACAGCGACGGCATCACCTCTGCTAAGACTCCGATGAGTATGTTCAATGACCTTTACATACCAAACGATGTAAACGAAGTAATAAACACAGCCAAGCAATACTACAAATGAGCGATCTTGATAACAAACTAGAAACGAAGTTTGATTCATTCTCCGATGAGCTACGCCAGCTATCAACAGAGATAGATGAAGCGTCTGGCAAATTGCTAGCTCTTGTGAGTGACGTAGCAGACATCGAAGACTTCGTAGAAGAAAACTACAGCAGCCACAGCGTATGGTGGCCCAACGATACGATATACGTTCGTGATATAATTGACATTGCAGTTGAAGCACTAGGCGTCCCCGATGGTGGCTACCACGCAAAGCAACTAAGTGAAATCATTCGTCTGAAGGATAGGTTAAGTGAAGCTAACGTAACCACACCAGACACACTTATAGAAATACTAAACAAACATGATTGATAACGACTACAAGGAATACAAAGAGTTCATGGCCCGTGTTTGCACGGTAGCGCATGAGGAAACTAACGACCTAAAGAAACAACTTGATATTACAAAGGATCAAGCTATCGGACTATATCTTATAACTATGATAGACAAGCTAACATCTACGTTAGCAGCTACACTTTCCAACGGTAATGGTGTATCGGATGCACCAGCTAGCAGTTCGGATTCGGCTAGTGGAAAACAAGCAAAGAAATCCTAAACGTTAACCTACAATAGTCATGGCTATTATTAACCTAGACGAGATAGTAGATGGGGGTCGCCCCTATCTGAAGAAGGACACGTACTCAGCTCGTATCATCGAGGCTGAGTTCACGTTAAGCAAGGCCGGTGCGCCTATGATAGTGATGCAGTGGGAGCTGGTAGCTCCTGAGTCTGTTGAAGTCGATGGCAACAACGTCCGTATCGCAGGACTACAGTTCCGTGATTACTTGTCGTTCAGCGACAAGGCTATGGACATTACGCTGCGTCGAATCAAGGGCTTGCATAAGGCACTTGACTTGTCAGCGTCGTTCGACACGGACGATCCAGACGTAGATCAGTACGCTGGTCTGGCTGCTGATGTTACGTTAGAGACTGAGCAGCAAGCTCAGACAACAGATGACGGTAGCCCCGTCACAGACGGCGACGGTAATCCTGTTATGAATAACAACTACCGTCTGAAGCGTGTGCTTAGGCTCAACAGTGAGCATACTATAAGCACTCCATAACATAGCTTAAACACACAGGTACACGCTTGCTATTAAGATGCAAGGAGGGTTTTGGATGTATCTCCCTTATTTGATCGCCGATGTGTTTAACTTTATCTAACGTACAGGTACAGGATTGCTATTAAGATGCAACTGGGTTGTTCATGCCTTAGCCTTGTCATGGCTAAGGGAGCCTTCATACCTCTAGTGATCGCCTGTGCGTTAGAGCTTTGGTTACAGACAGTATAGAAATGCCGCACACCATACGCTACCACAAGGCCACACTACCCTACAAGGGTATCACTATAGTTCTAGGCAAGCCTTCACGCTTCGACCGCGCACAACTACTCAGCGGCTACGCTGGACAGATATTTAACAACTCTCTTACAATACCCAGACAAGCCTGTGATATAGTCATAGCAGATGCACTCATTGAAGGTGAGTTAACTATGCGTTACGAAACTCGCGTAGTTATTTTGCTAGGGCAGAAAGCCTTGGACATATACAAGACGGGCGTAACTATAGCAGAGCAGCGCGGATGCCCTTGGATAAACAACGGCATCACTTACATAGCTACATACGAACCGCAAGAAGCTATAGACAGGCAAGCATACTTCAACCCGCACGATGCAGCAGATGGAAAGGGCGGTGATGACAAGGGCAACCACGGGCGTACCAAGCGACCCAACCGTAGATTCTGGCTGGCGCGTGATATTAAGAAAGCTGTAGGCTACTTAACAGAGCCACCAACTGTAGTTAAAGCAGAACACTTGCTATGGCCCCGCGCAGATGAGGTTATCAAAGAACTGACATCCGCAAAAGACAAGACACTTTACTTCGATATAGAAACAAACCGTAACCTAGAGATGACCTGCTTTGGTTTCTCGTTCGATCACACCCGCGCATGGTGTGTGCCTATGGTTACATCTGCGATAGCTGGATACTACTACGAAGACACGCCACGAATCTTACGTGCGCTAGCCATCGCCTTCCGTGACAACACCGTAGTAATACACAACGCACTGTTCGATCTTTTTGTACTAGCATACAAGTACGGTATACCCGCACCTCGTCGTGTGTATGATACGATGCTGGCTCACCACCGCCTGTTCCCAGAGGTAGAGAAGTCTCTCGGTCATTGCATATCTTTATACACAGATCAACCCTACCACAAAAACGAAGGTGTGTTCGAGCCGAAGAACGCTAGCCAGCAGCAAGCACTGTACGAGTACAATGCAAAAGATGTGATAAGCATGGCACTGCTGATGCCTAGCATCAATGAGACTGCTGCAAACTTTAAAGCGACGGAAAGCGTAGCACAGGTGAATGCTAGTATTGTACCCTACCTGACCGCTATGTTGCAGGGCATACGATACGACAACGACAAGCTGCTAGCTATAGTTAAACACAACGACCGTTACCAAATGCAGTTGCTACGATTCATGAAACTACTTACGGGTAGCGAGCTGAATCCCAACAGCCCGAAGCAAGTGGCTAACTATCTGTATGGGCGGCTAGGCTACAAAAGACCTGACAAAGATCCAACAAACGAAAAGACTTTATTGCAAGTGCAGCTCAAGCATCCTGAGAATCCTATCATCAGTATCATACTACGCTACCGCGCAACTGCAAAAGAAAGTGGGCAGCTAAAGTTTCCTGAGTGGGAAGGTCTGTCAACGAAGCCCCTAGATCACAAACGTATCACAACTGCATACAACCTAGCTGGCACGACATCGTTCCGACTAGCCTCACGCCGACTGCTTAACAAGTGGGGTACTAACGTACAAAACTTTCCAAAGAAACTTCGCAAGCTATTCATAGCTGACCCGTGCAAAGTAATTGTACAGGCTGACCAAGCTGGCGCAGAGGCATTAGTTGTTAGTTACCTATGCCGCGCAGGAAACTTCCGCAAACTGTTTCTTAATGGCGTGAAGTCTCATGTGTACGTTGCC